TAGGCGAGATCTTTATGGAGTGGCTTGAGAAGCGTGTCAATGCACATATCAGAAGGTTCTACGGATGAGTGATCAGGCAGCTATCGTTCAAGCGGTTGTCGACCTGTTGAAGGCCGAAACTTCACTAGGACTCAAAGCTGTCTACTATGGTGATCAAGGTGGGATCCCCGAGACTCCCAGCGCTGCTGTGGAACTGGGAGACAAGACGCGCGCTTACACACAGACAGGTCTGCAGACGACTGCGCTCATAGAAGTGCACGTGGTCATCTATCACGGACAGGTAACTGACGTACAGGTCATTAAGAAGGAGCTCGATGAGTATGCTCAGGTAGTAGAGGATCTGCTGCACGAGGATAATACTCTTGGAGGCCTTGTTATCAGTGGACTTGTCACTACAGTTGAACCTGGTGTCGTTGTAGTTGCTCGCTCGCAGTTCTATGCCCACAGACTCGTGTGGCAAGGGTTGATCAAAGAGAGGATTGGAGTATGAAGGTAAAGGTGATCGGCGGTGCTCCGAGTGTAGCCGTTCCTGGTCTTGGTATCGTCACTACCAACGAGTGGTTCGAAGTTACCGATGAACAGGCGACTAGATTCCAGAGACTGACCGGCAAGACGTTGGAAGAGTCGACATCAAAGAACTTCCAGGTCAAGAAAGAGACGAAGGTCCGTACCAAGAACAAGAAGGAGGCTGACTAATGCCAGCTGGAATTGGTGCTGCTGGTGTTCTAGGGGTTGCTCGTGAGGCAGTACCTGGTACCTATGTAGCTCCAGAGAAGTTTATTCCGATTCGTAGTGAGTCTTTGGCTTACGCGCAGGAGACTGTTTTTACACGTCCCATTCGTGGCGTGGCGGACATCATCCATGCTGTGCCTGGAAACGCTACGGTTGAAGGTGACATCGAATTCGAGGTCACACACGACACACTCCCGTATCTGTTCTATGCGATGCGTGGAGATGTCACTAAGGGTGGTGCAGCGTCTGACTTCACATACACGCTGAACCCAACTTCAATCGGACAGAAGTCGGGTGCAAACTCAACACTGTCCATCTCGATCGAGCGTAACGGCGTTGTTTTCGGTTACACACAGTGTGTGATCGGTGAGTTGGAGATCACTGTCGACAGTGGGATTCTTGTTGCCACTGCTAACGTTTTGGCAAAAGAGGAAGGTACACAGTCTGCACTTTCACCTACATGGCCCACAACAGTGCCATTCGGTGCAGGTCAGTATGTTATCGAGATTCCGACGTCAACACAGGTCTACGATGTCGATACCTTCGCATTCACTGTCAACGACAATCCCGAGCATGCTTACAGACTTCGTGATGACGGCCGCGGTGCCATGTTCACGAAATTCGGCGAGCGTTCTGTTGAGGTTACTGTTGAGCGTGACTTCGAGAGCCGTGCTGACTACGATGCCTTCAAGGCACTGACTGCTCAGGCGGTTCATCTCAAAGCTGAGTTGACTGCTGCTAGGTATATCGACATCGTGGTACATGCTGCGATCAAGGACACCTATGAGGTTGGACTTGACGGCCAGGGCGATCTGGTTCGTGCATCCATTACCTATCAGGGCATCTATGATGAGACCGAGTCTGAGTCTTATGTACTCGATGTAGGTACCGACGAAGACATTACGTAAAGGAGAGAGAAATGCCAAGGGCGACAATTGATGCAGAAGCACGTCAGCGATTTGATCTAGAGACACTCCCAGGCGGAGACGGTGAGGAAGATGGCTGGGTAGAGCTACGCTCACTGGATTACGGTCAGATGCTACAACGACGTGACATGGCAGCAAAGATGGCAGTTGAGGCTCCCGATGGACAAGGTGGAAACCCTATGGACAGGGCTACCATTGAGATCATCCAGAGAAAGGTTACGGAGTTCGAATTCGCAACCTGTGTTACCGATCACAATCTTGAGGATGCCAACGGTCAGAAGCTGAACTTCAAGTTCCCACAGTCAGTAGCGAGTCTGCAGCCTGTAGTAGGAGCGGAGATCAGTAAATTGATCGATGGTATGAATAAGGACATTGAGAGTGTAGAGGGAAAAGTCGTTACGCCGATCTCCACCGACGCGTCCGAGCAAGCATAGTACTGAGTAAGGATCCTGATGAAGAGGTTGCTAGACTCTTACAGATTACGACATTCTGTAAGAGCTTCCGGTGTCTTCCTAATGAGGGAGGCATGATGCGTCAGGATCCTTACCTAGTCATAGGTATGCAGATAGTGCTAGACTCCGTTCGCGAGAGAGAAGAAAAGGACTCAAAGAGTGGGACTCGCAGTAAGGGAACTTGAGCTTGTTCTGATCGCTCGGGATCAGGCTTCTTCCACTATCGCTCGTGTAGGCGGTGCCTTTGCAATCTTAGGTGCCGCTATAACGATGGCGGGGATCAAGAGTGTCAAAGAGCTTGGTGAGATGACCAATGAAGCTATGCAGTTTCAGAGGCAGGCAGCTCTTGCAGTCACACAGGCAGACAATCTTGGTGCAACGGTTGAGAATGTCTCTGAGATCATCAACCGTGTGGGTGCTAACATGGCAGTGCCCTTCGAAGAACTGCAAGGTTCACTATTTGACATCTTCTCAACGTTCACGGAAGACCAGTTGTCGTCACTTGGTCAGGCTGAAGAGATCCTGAACGCGATCGCCAAATCTGCCGTTGCTGGTCAGGCTCCCACAGAGGATATCGGTCGTGCCGTCATCGCTTGGATCAACGCACTTGATCAGCCAGCGACACTTGAGAATGTCAATCGAATCCTTGACATCCAATTTGAGATGATCCGTAAGGGTGCCGGTACCTATACAGAGTTTGCCGGTGAGGTTGGTAAGTCTATTCCAGCGTTCTCAGCAGCCTCCCAAGAGGTTGAAACCTTCGGTGGCATCATGGCCTTCCTTACGAAGAACGGTCTAGATGCTGCCATGGCCTCCACATCTGCTGCACGTGCTGTAGAGTTGATGTTCGCTCCAAAAGCCATCAAGGGGCTTAAAAGTATTGGTGTTGCCATCGAGGATGGCAATGGACAGTTCCGTCAGATGCATGACATCATTAGAGATATGCTTCCGACTTTTGAAGGGCTATCCGATGCCGAGCAGAAGATCAAGTTCAAAGAAATCTTCGGTACAGGTCGAATTCAGGCACGCCGATTCTTCGACCTTGCTATTCCTAACTTCGAAGAGTTGAATTTCTTGATCGAGACCATGGAGGATTCAGGCGGAGAGGTTGCTAAAGCTTTCGAACTATTGTCATCACAGGCAGCCACTAAGGTAGATCTGATGAAGAACCGCTGGGAGATATTCCGGCGTGAGATGGGTGAGCGGTTCCTTGAAACCCTGGAGTCAAGGGTGTTCCCCGCTCTAGAAAAACTTTGGAACTGGTGGGACAAGCTTGATCCAAAGATGAAGGACAACATAGCTAGGTGGATGGCACTCGGTTCGGCTATCTTGATTGCTGCTGGAGCTCTCTTGGTATTCATCGGTGTAGGGTTACTGTTTACTGCACTGCTGAAAGCCTTCGGAAGTGGAAGTGCTATAGCAGGACTAGGCAAGCTTCTGATCTCCCTTGGGTGGATTGGCTTAGCGATTGCTATCATTATCGGACTGGTTATTCTACTCTGGAAGAACTGGAAGCGTATCGGACCACTGCTGGCTCGTGTTTGGGAAGATGTTCTCACCGCGGTACAGCGCTTTTTTGATGACAATGCAAAGTTCATCGAGGAATACAAAAACAAAGCACTTGAGGCCTGGGAAGCTATTCAGCGACTGGGCACAGCTATCTGGGAGCGTATGCAGACCGTCTGGGAAGGCATCTGGGGCGGTATGCTTGCATTCTGGGATACATGGGGTGCAGACATCAAGGCGACTTGGGATAAGATTTGGACAGAGATCAAGGATATCTTCCTCGACGTCTGGGACGTTATCATCGGGATCCTCGATTTCTTCACCGCACTGTTTGAGGGAGACTGGGAAACGGTCTGGGAGACTGTTAAGGACATCTTCAAGAGTGCCTGGGAGATCATTAAGTCGCTGGCAAAGATAGCTTGGGAAGGTCTCAAGCTACTTTGGAAGCTACTCTGGGAAGGGATCATTTGGGTAGCCAAGTGGGCTTGGGAGCAGATTCAGAAGTTCCTCTCTTGGTCGTGGGGTGAGATCAAAAAGCTCGCCAAGAAGATCTGGGATCCTATTGCCGAATTCTTCAGAGGCATCTGGGACAAGATTTGGGACTTCTTTACAACGACTGACTGGCTCACGTTCTTCCAAGAACTTCCTGGCAAGATCGTTGATGCACTCTTCGATCTCGGTGGCCTACTACTTGAATGGGCAGGAACAGCTTTGGGTTGGGTTGCTACAGGGTTCTGGTGGGCTTGGAACAACTACATCCTTCCCTTCCTTATTCGTTTGCCTGCAATGATCATCACGGCCATCGGGTTTGTACTCGGTCTACTCTATCAGGTAGGTAAGTGGATCTTCGAAGGTATGTGGATCGGAATGAAGTGGTTCTGGGACAACTCCATAGGCGCTTGGCTCGACGGTCGCAAGGGCGGAATACTTGAGTTCTATGAGGGCGCTATCGAATGGTTACTCGGAGTAGGCAAGGCCATCCTGACAGGACTCTACGACGGAATCCTTTGGGTTTGGGACAATCTTCTCTATGTCTGGCTCACAGACGTAGGAGCCAGTATCGTTGAGGGCATCGGCGACCTTGGTAGCATCCTTGGCGACATCGGTGTCGACCTGTGGGAAGGTATGGTAGAGGGCCTCAAAGACTCCTGGCATATAGTTGAGGACTACTTTGGAGGACTCAAGGACGATCTGTTGAAGCTTCTCTCCAACGCGTGGGAAAGTATCACAGACGCTCTTACATACGAGAATATCCAAGGTGAAGCTAAGAAGGCCTGGGACAAGATATTCAAGGTCATAACTGACTGGTGGGAAAAAGATACTCTTCCCTTCCTCAAGGGACTACCAGGCAAGGTTAAGGATGAGGCTATCAAGATATGGAATAAGTTTAAAGACGGGATGCAAGAGGCCTGGGATAACACTATCTATCCCTGGCTGCAGGATCTTCCTGCGAACATGGCATCGGGGCTCACAGAGGGTGGACCTGTACTGTTTCAAGCAGGCAAGGCCTTAGTCTCTGATCTGATCGAGGGCATGCGAGAAGCTTGGAAGGGTTTTAAGAGTTTGTTCACCGGTGAAGAGGGTGGATTCCAGATCGATGTAGCTGATATCTTCGGCGATCTAGGCGACATATCCGCTGGTATCCATGAATGGATGTGGAGTGTTGTCAGGAGTCTACAGAATGCGTCCTGGGAGGTTCTCTGGCCTTGGATACAAAGTTTGCCTGGTTGGTTCGCTGATAGAATGATGGATATTTGGGGCGGTTCCTTTGCAGTCATCGGCTGGACGTGGAACCTGGTGACGGGTTGGGTCGAAGGTCTTGCTGATGCATGGCAGTCCTTGATCGGCGGTTGGATCTCAAATAGAAAAGG